TGGTGATGAACCCAGTAACACCTGACAACAACCAAGAGGTTAAGCACATGGCAGTGACTATCAAGTTCACTGGCTTGACTCAAGGCACACAATTCGTATTTGATTTAGGAACGGTTTAATCTACCCTATGCAAGCAATTGACACAGGGTATGGCTTTTGGTTCGACCCCGAAGCACGTCCAGATGGATGGCTTCGGGGCGCATCAGAGTTCTATTCGATGATAGTTCACACGCAAGGGCACAACCCAGCGAAGTTGCTATTCCTGCAACGCCCAAACGAATCGGAAGAAATTCTGAATTTTCGCCTAAATAACTTCGAACCCATTACAATGGATGCCATCAATAGGGCAATGAATGAGATATTCTATCCCATTGGCGAAGCACCATTTAATGTGTACGTCGATGAAGATACGGAGGAGTATTTAGACCGCCCTATATTCGGCAATACCAAGGCGTATGGCACAGGTAAGGATTATTACGCATACATATTCAACGATGTTGCCCCTCGTGCTATATCCGACCCAAATGGGTATCTGACGTGGTTACCAAGTGGTGAAGGTGTTGAAGACCCAAGTGTGCAACTCGACCCAAAGCCGTATCAAATTTACTGGGTTTGTATCACGGAATTAACGGACGACCGGATTACATTTTACAAACCCGAAGATAGATTCTATTTCGATGATGGTACAACAGGTCGTGTATTCATTACAATTACGAGAGATGCTTATTACAAGCACAGAGAATACAAGATAGATGGTGCGAATAAGCGTGGTGAAACATCATTTACAACAGAGCCATGGTACGTTCATAACTTAGGCGAAATACCAATTGTATTAAATGGTGGATTGTCTGCAACGAGTATCGGTAGGTACGACAGCAAGACCCGTAAAGCCATGTTTGGCGAGAAAGAGTATGGTAGTTGGATGCCGTACATAAATAATAACGGTCAGTTCGATTTGAATGATTTGTCAATGCCACAATTCATTGACTATTATAAATCATTCCTATCGGGATTTATTGCATACGGAAACGAAGCACTCAAGGCATTTGACGACTGGAAAGCATCACGCCTTATGACAGGCTATCCGCAAGTAGTTGAGAAGGAAATGCCATGCAATGCGCAGGGTTGCGATAACGGATGGATATGGGATGCAGAAGGCGAAAACAGGCGCAAGTGTGGCAGTTGCAATGGTAGCGGTACAATCAGCGTGCGTTCACCTTATGGTAAGTACATTGTCAAAGTACCTGACAGCACAACACTCGACAATCAGACATTAGTAGATGATCCGATTTCGTTTGTACAGCCTCCGGTTGAGGGTCTGCGGTACATGGGCGAAACGTGGGAGATGCTGATTAAGAAAGCCGAGCAAAGTATCTATCAATTATTCAATGAAGGCGTGCAGAGTGGCGATGCTAAAGAGGTAGATAGAGAAGGTAAATACACATTGATTAAAATGATTTCCGACCACATGTTTAAGCACATAATCTGGAATCATTTATGGATATTAATTCGCCTTCGTAATATCGTCAATCCTGAAATGCCTATCGTTGTTGCACCTCAATCATTTATGATTAGGAATGAAGCCGACCTAATTGATGAATTGAAAGCACTGAACGAAGCCAATGCGCCAATACAAGTAAAGATTAGGGCACAGCGTGAATTAGTAAAGAAACGCTATTCAGGTGAAGCCGAAGCAGAGCGCATGTTGGATGCAGTGATATTGTTTGACTCTCTTTATGGTCAATCAATGGCAGACATTCAGAGTGCTAATATGATGGGCGCGGTGAACGAAGTAGATATACAACGTCACCTCATGGCAGATAGCATCGTGTATAAATTAATTAGTCGCAATGGTGCTGAATGGTTGAGTAAGAGTGACGATGAATTACTTGCCGACATGAATGCTGAATTTGCACTCGTTGCAAAGCCTGCACGTACTGAAATTATTATACCAGAATAATTACGATGTCGCCCGAAGATAAAATAGAGAAGATATTAGACGATGCACTTGAGCAAGTGCAATTCGGGTCAGACGATGCCACTAAGAAGATGGTGAGCGCATTATCTGCCTACGTCAATACCTTTCCTAACGCCGACGGTAGATTCATAATGGAGGGCGCAACGGAGTACCTGCAACGCATTAATGTAATCATAGCCGAAGCCATTAACAACAGCGCATATCCGAGTGCCGTTGCCCAATGTGTTCGTAGCATTGATGAAATCACAGAACTATCACAGCAGGTATTAACTAATTACAATCCCAAAGTTAAAATTGACTTCGACCGATTAGGCGTGAGTCAAATCAGGACGGCACAAATTGAAACAATTGTCAATAATATGACAGGCGATTCACTGACAGCCGAAATACGCCAGCCGATTCGTGAAGCATTGCAACGCAACGTATTTGCGGGTTCGAAATTAACCGATACACGCAATTACATATCTGATTTCCTAAATAAACAAGAGGGGCAGAAATACGCACGCCTGACACGTTATGCCATGACGTGGGCACAGGACGGCATACTTCAATACGATGGTCAGATATACGACCAGTTCCGCACGACATACGGCACGAATTACGTCAGATATATTGGTTCGTTAATTAGCGATTCCAGACCGCAGTGTGTTCGTTGGATTACGAAATACGATGGGAAAATACCAGTCGATAAATTGCAATCCGAAATAAATTGGGCATTTACGCAGGGCAGTGGAATGAATTTAGCAACAACGGTAAATTCATTCTGCACCTACCGAGGTGGTTACAGATGCAGGCATAAAGCAATACCGGTATTTGAGCCGGATGAAAATGAATAAACTTCCATTAATTATAGTACAGACAAAATGTTACAAATTCCTCATTTTTCTAAATTAAAACGCACCATAATTTGGATGCTATTGGGCATATTGGGTTATGCAAATGTATCAGCCCAATCTCAAGACACGCTATACATTACGAGTACATCTGCACTCGTTCAGTTGCAGTGGCGAACCAATGTAAAGAATATACTCGTAGGCGGTATCAATTGCGATACGTTGGTGGCGTACGGTCAAGGCACGCAGGTAATTATCAAAGATGTGCAAACCGAGGTACAGCGTTATAATGTTGCCAATTTCATATTCAAAATCAATGGCAGTGTTGTAACGGGGTCGAGTAGTATTTATACCGAAATTAACAATCTCAATTCGGGCGTAACTCAATCCCTCAAGATATTTCACACATACAGAATAGTGTCGGGTGTCCCAAGTACACAGGATGCTAATACCACTTATCTCGTAGGTGATCAAGACAGCATATTAATTGCAAACCTCAATGGTAACGCAGACCGCTTGTATAAATTACAAATGATGCTCGTAAACCCCGGCAGTAATGACCTCATGACATTACGCATTAACAACGTCGCTACTAATGCCTATGACTATCGCTATGCCTATGCAGGCAGTACGAGCACGCAGGTCGCAAACAATACAAATAGAATTGGATTGGGTAGTGTGCAGAACGGGAACTCACTTACAACACTTACTTTATACCTCTATGCAGATACAGGTGTAAACAGAATTGCCGAGTGGCAACAAGGAATTACACAGGCAAGTCAGGCCACCGTTGGACTGCCATTAATTGGGAATGGCGTATGGAAAAACAACAGCACAAATATCACTTCACTTCGGTTAGGTTCAGATACATTTGGCGTAATTGATTTCGGGGTGGGTACGGTAGTTTATGTGTACAAATTAATGTAAATTGCATCGCGTTATGATTGAAATAAATAAATATTACAGAGTAGCAACACGGGTCGGAATTAGAACCGTTAAGGCTCAACAGCAGGTTGCCGTAGGTGTATTTCACGGCATCTATTCGCTATCGGATTGCCTTGTATTAGGCGACAATGAAGACACTGATATTCCTAATAATTCACAGGAGGCTAGTAATGAGCAAGCACAAACATGGGAGGACTGGTATAATGGCTAATCACATAAATGGAAGTCCTGACAATTTATGGGAATACCTTGTATCAATATTGTTCAGTGTGGCATCGCTCGCATGGGCGCATTTCACCAATACCGAGGGCTTATTCTTCAAGATAATTGTTGCCCCAGCCATAGCGGGTTCGGTCGGTTATTTCGTGGTGAAATTTTGGAAGTGGATTTTGAAAGATAAATCGTAAATTTGTAATAAATTAAACTCAATAAATATGAAAACACTATTTTCATTCATTCTCTCAGTGCTCCTTATGGCATCTGTCATTCAAGTCGAAGCGCAAACTCGTGATACATTAACGGTATCGCAAAATGCAAGTACGAAGGTAATTACTATTCAATCCCAGAAGTCGGGGTCATTGAAAGTAAATCCGTTTGATTACATCGGAAGAAACAATGTATTGGCGTCCTATTCCACAGCAGGCGCAGATACGATGATTATCGTTAGACGTGTGTCAGATAATTCAGTTGTAACTCGTTACCGGAAGACTCAATTCACCCTGCGAACGTATGGAATTACCCAAGTAGGTGCTGACTTCTTAAATGCGTATTTTAATCCTCCTAATTTGGCACAGCGCAACGCTACTACTGCGCAACGTGATAGCCTATTTAATTGGGGATTTACGCCAGTTGGAACAATTATATTTAACACAAGTATTGACTCGCCTCAAATCAGGGTGGCATCAACAATTAATTGGAGGTCGTTCTAACATGGCAAATTTACAAGCAGGTCAGATTCTCATTCAGAATGATGCAACTGGCAAACAGACGATAGTTTCCGAAGCGGTTTACAGCAAGTCAATTCAAAACAAAATCAGTCCTTTTCATGGCTGGTCGGTTGTGCCACAAATTGAAGCGGAAGCAGAAGTAGCGGTCAAACCTGCTCGTAAATCCAAGAAGCAGGTAGAGGCGTAATTAATTAAATTTCATCAGCAACAATAATTTATGTCAAAAACGATAGAGTTCATAAAGTCATTAGGCGTTCCAGAGTCGGTAATTACCGCTCTGGAATCTGCCAATGATAACTTCGATGTGTCTGAATCAGTTCAGACAACCGAAGAGCATTTCGTAAACTTCTATAAAGAGAAGGTCAAAGACGAAATACACAAGGCAGGTAAGGGTGCAGGCTATGCCGAAGCAACTACTGCGGTTAAGAAGATATTTAGTCTAACCGAAGCCGAGATAAAGGATGTTAAAGGCGATTTCAGTAAAGTTCTGGAATTGGCTCAAGGCAAATTATCCGACAAGTCAGGAAACAAAGAATTGGTTGAGCAAGTCAATAGTTTGAAGCAACAAGTAATTGACTACGAAAACAAGGTTAAAGAGTATGACGAGAACGTGATACCTGCGCTTAAAGGTCAGGCACAAACTGAATTAAAGCAGTTCAAGATAAATCAGGTAATTACATCTGAGCTGACAAAGCACAAAATTAACGGTGCGCCTAATTATGTACTGCCCGGATTTACTGCGGATTTCCTCAAGAAATACAAAGTTGATTTGGACGATAACAACAACGTAATTTTGACCGACCTAAACGGGGCGAAGGTTTATGACGACAAGAAGAAAGAATTGTCATTAACTGATGCGCTCGTATTGGAAGGTAAGACTGCGGGTATATTTGCCGTAAGCAATGCGGGCGACCCACCAGCACCAAGCCCTGCACCAGCACCGCAGAAGCAAGAGCCAAGTAAGCCTCTTACCCGTGCTGAACTTAATATACTCAAAGCAGAACAGCACATCGAGAAACAGCGTACGCTTTTAGGTAGTAAAAAATAGTAGTTTCATTTTGGTTGGTTTCATGATGCGCCCGTAACGAATATTTATATTTGTT